CAACATAGAGGCTAAGGTTACCGGTAAGGTTCGATCTACCGAACGAAATGCCTGTTGCTTCATCAAGGCCAATAGAGAACTGAGGGCTTCTCTGGTTCGCCATGGCAAGATTAAGTTGCGTAATTGTCGCGACCGGAGCCGCATCTATAACTACCACGCTATCGGTTGCACGAATTGGCAACGTTGTTGAAGGATCGGCGTAAGAACCTGCATACTTAGTACCAGAAGGACCTAGAATCTTTTTTGCGATAAAATCAAAGTTACAGGTGACAATTCCATCGGTTGCCATTGAAAGCGTCATGCCATTAGCGACACAGCCTAGTGCTTCAAAGTAAATCGGAGTAGCAGTATCAAGTTGTGCATCTTCAAAAGCGAGAGATTTTTCGGTTGAGCCAGTTATCAGATATCCCATTCGCTGCACTGTTATTCCAGCCTGTGACGTTGCCGCGGTAAGCAGAGACGCACCAGTTTCAGGGTCTTTTGCTTCTCCAAAAGTCAGCATATCAGCGGTGCGAGCGGTAACCTTGAAGAATCCATTGTTCGCAGTATATCCACTAGCGAATCCAGAAACCTTGACATAATCGCCAACGGAAATCAGCGAAGCACCTGTCCCGCCAATACCTGTAGCCGCCATCGTGTTCGTGGTACCTGCAACGACCGTCACTGAAAGCGCGGAGATTGCAGTTCCAGCTGCAACCCATGAGTTCATGCACGCCGAAGCGATAAAGTCCTCAAAGGTTCCGTATGACAGCTCTCCGTTCGCCCGGAATGTATTTGTCTTGTTGCCAAGCCTTCCTGGAGCTACAGAGCGGTCGCCAACCGCTTGCTGACTTTGTAGGTTGCTCCGCCTCTGTTCAAGGCCAGACGCCAATAGAAGCCTTGTCTTCTTAAATTCGGTTCCAGAAGGAACGCCTAACGATGATTCGGTGACGTATGACGGCTGCCACCTTGAGCCACTTGCTCTTGCCATAAATACCTCCAAAGGTATGTTTTCAATTATTCACATCAGCTACCCAATAGACGCGAACCGCGACTACCGGATTGCCTGTTGTACCATCAAAAAGCCCTTTTACCATGCCACAAGACGTTACGGTGACTGTCTGATTATTGTAAACAAGGTTCGTGCCAGGCTTGAAACAATCCATGATTCTTTGCGCTTCGGCTGTCATCGGTACGTCGCCAACGTCTCTAGGCTCGCAAACATTTGCCTGTAAGAACCCAGTGTGCCTTACTCTTGCGCCAGCGCCACATCCGTCCATGTTCGGCTGTGGGCCCGGAACCCATAGAATGCGATACCAGAGAGAGTTGTTAGGCGGTGGAATTTCAGCAGTTCCTTCCATGTGCCGCTTGTTCTCAAACCACGTTTTGTCGGCAGGAATCGCGGCCCCTGGAGCGGGGCTCGTTGCCCGTGAGATAAGCGCATGGCGAACATCAATCAGACTCATACCTTCCCCTGCATCTTTGCAATCGTGATACCAACCATACCAGCTGGAGCCTGCGTGCTGTAGCCATTGATCGTTTTGCCTTTGCCTTTCTTCGGCGGATTAGGATAAAGCCCATATTCCAGCACCTTTATGTACGGCAAGCTGTTTGCTAAAAATGCGTCAGTCTCTTTAGGTTTCCAGAATGTTGCGACCATCTTCGCATTGTTTTTTGCCGACTCATAATCCGTTGATGAAGTAGTAGAAAGATCAGGTGAACCAGTAGACGGAATCCAGTTCGCACGTGCCATTCCTGTGTCAACAGGTGTTGCCATGATAATGTTTGTAGCAAGTTCGCCAAATACCTTTCGACATACTGCGTCATTCTTTGCGAGAGCCTTGCCAACAAAGCTCTCAATCGATGCGGTAAATGTTCCGTCTCCAGCAACACCCATATTAACCCCTCGCCTGTATCATGTAGTAAATCACGACATCGCCAGGCATGAACGGTTCAACCGTTACAATCGTCAACGCGGTGCCAGATGAAGTACCTACAAAAAGCGTCCCACCAACATTCGGCTTCGGTATCTCAATGCCACTATCAGATAACGCCGATACCATGAATTTTCTGTCGCCAATCTTGATGCGCTCGCCGTCGTAGTCCTTGTCTGTGTACGATAGCTCCAGCCCATAGACAGCATAGTCAAGCGGAACAACGCCTGGATTCGTGTGCATTACCAATGTGCATTTCAGCCATGCGTATGTCCTGCCATCAAGATATTCATCGCCATCGAAAATCCATTTTCCGCTAAGCACCCAGTCGCCATTAGGAACGTTTTGATAAAGTTCCCCATTGTAGCGCCCGTATTGCCATGACGTTCCAACATCTTCCAGCGACAACAAGGCAATGATAACACTTTCTGGAACCGTGAGCGTCCACGTATCGCCCAATATCGGATCATAGGTATATACCCAATACTCAAGCGCTGCACCAGGATAGCGCAAGGTGAGAAGTTTCCCGTTTTTCGAGATGCGGTCAGCCGCCATTTTGCGCTTCTCTTGGTAATTCATCGCGACAGCCTCACACTGCCATTGCCTTTCAAGATGCCAGCAAGGCAATTCTCAAGTACTGGATACACGACCCCTACAGGCGCACCAGAAGCATAGCCTGTTTCAAGATTTCCGACTTTCTCACGCGTTATCATGCCGCCATGCTCAAGCGCTTCTGTCAGCGCACCAGGTTCAGCCAATTCAACGAGCGCCGCTTCAAAGCACGCGTGTTTAATGCTCGCCGGGATCCCAACCAGCGCATACCCGTCAGCGTCCCATGCTTCATACCGTGGCCATGATAACCCTTGCGTTTGCGTCATCCGATACCCCGGCCATCTGTATGAATATGCGCCCTCTATGTATGCCGTGCCTCGAATGAGCGCCTTTTCAAGAGTGGTATCATCTGCACTTGTTGGGATGGATATCCCGCCGAGCGGTGTATATGCCTTGAACGCATCGAGAGTCGAATACACGTTCGCGTCAGGGACTCCTGAACCGTCTTCGACA